TATTGATGAAAGACTTGTAATCCCTAATTCTTCCTTATCAGTATTTGATAACGCTGTCTTTCCTTGGAAAGGACAAAAGCTAAGAAAATATAAAAATCTTTTTATAAAAAATTCTGTAGAATTTAATTTTCCCATCCATAGACCATATTATAAATTAACAGATGCACAAAAGAAGTTATTATGGGATGGTAACAAAAAAATCGTCGGAATCAATAAATTTTTCAAAAAACTAGAAGAAAAATTATATAAAATTCAGAATAGAGTATTATTATCAAGATATCGTGGTAAAACAACTTGTAACTCATGTAAGTTAATATTGTTATATAACTTTTCAATAAATCTATTATACATGTCATCATTTTTCTTTTGTGACACATATAACTTAACAAATGACTTATCATATTCTTCTATATCTTTGAATAGATAATCTTCTTTTGTATCATCATATATAATTTTTTTAAATATAATATCATGGTTTCTTACATGTGTCAACTCTCGGTTAGATGTATCAAATACATGAAAACCTTTAGGACAATCGTAATCTGACCATGTCATTTCGTATTGTGTGCCAAGATAATATATGTGGCCATCATCTGACTTTTTGTGAAAGTGACCAGACATAACTTTTTCAAATCTTTTAAACATAGACTTTTCTGTGCCATGTTCATTCATGTGGCCATTATGCATTTCAAAACCTTTTATTTCTAAATGACCCATTGCAATAGATGAGGTTGTATTTTCTATTGTTCTAATTGTTTCAGCTTCGTTATCATCACAAATCCATGGTATAAAAAGTATTGGTAGACCATCAAACTCTACCGTTGTAGCGTGTGTATATACTTTGGCGTCTTTGCTAATATCAAGGTTTTGCATTGCGTTTACTTCATTTGTATTCTTATAATAAGTATCGTGATTACCAATAATAATGTGTGTATCAATGCCTAGTTCATCTAGTCTATTCCAAAATACTTTTTTAAAGTTATGAGCTGTATTATGATTAATAAACTTTCTTCTATCTACCACATCACCTAAATGTATTAAACACTTAATATTGTTTTGTTGTAGATAAGGAAAAAACAAATCATTATAAAATTTGTTTTGATATTCAATAAATGCTGGTGAGTCGTTACGACAACCAAAATGGGTGTCGTTTAACAAAGCTATTTTCATTACTTCTTTTTTTTCTTTTTAGTTGTTTTCTTTTTTACTGGTTCCTCGGTGGGCATGTTCTTTTTAAGAAACTCTGTAAACTGATTTTTAAATTCTCTGTCTTCGCCAGGCTGTAAGGCCATATCATCATAATTAGACTCTTGTATCATTCTTTGCTTAATGGTAATCTGCTTTTTCTCTTTCTGTATTCTTCTTATAAAAGCGTAATAGATTATTTGCGTGAAATATGCAAAAGGATTATTTGATGTTTTTGGATTAAAGTTATCTAAATATTGTAAACAATTTTCTATGCCATCACTTATCATATCATCTCTAAAAGTATAATTAATAAAATTAGGTCTATATGATAGATGGTTTGCTATCTTTAAAAAGCATTCACCTATGTAATCTGGTACCGGTGGTTTGTTGTGTTTTTCTCGTTTTGCTTTGTTAACAGACTTACGATATTCAACCATAGCGGCCAAAAATTCTTTGTTGTTAACATAGTGTTCCGATTTCTTTTTTGTTTGTGCCATAATATCCTCACTATATAATAATTTACTTAAATTGTCAATGTTCAATCCACACTTGACATTAATTTTTTTACCGGTATAATAACGGTGTCCGTTTTCACCAGAGCAACTTTAGTGTAATGTTGGTTCCTCTTCCTCATCATCTAGTTCTTTAAATATTTCATTCAGTTTTTTATTTTCTTCAGCGGTAAACTCTTTTCTATGATATGTTTCATCTCTCTTCGGTTTGTCTAGTTTATCGTAGTTTTTAACAATAGCAGAATAACTATTTGTCATCTCGGAAGAGGCGTTGGTGATTGTCAAAATTTTATCTTTAGGTATGGTAACAATCTTATCATTTGTATAATTAGTCCAACGAATCATAGCTATATAATCTCTAAATCCCATTGGTGTGATTTGAGGTACATATTTAATTTGTAATGGTTTGTCTAATCTAATTAAGGGGCCGTTGTCTGGTAATTGTTTTTCACCAGTAGGTAGAACGGTAACAATATCGTCACCATTAATTAACTTGATTATTTTAACGGTTGTTTTCTGCATTGTTTAACTCTATGTTGTGTATCTCATAATCAAAATCTTCTTCGCTGTAAATATTTATCCTTTCTCTAAAATGTGCTAGAGTATAATTCTCTTTACCATTATAAGTTAGGTCATCAGCTATATCGTATAGTGTCGCATGAGTATTATTATCTTTTAATCTTAAACCTCTACCTATTGATTGTAAGTTTCTTATCCTGGACTTACTAGGACTAGCAAAAATAATGTTATGCAAATTCCTAATATTAATGCCGGTAGAGAAAGTCCCATATGACGCCACGATAATAGCGTTGTCAGATTTTTCCGTAAGTTCTCTAATAGTTTCTCTTCTTGTGGCGTCAACTCCGCCGTGGACGAAAGAAACTTGTTTATCTTTTGCTTTATCTTCAATTGCTTCATACAATTCCTTTCCGTGTTTTTCTACATATTGAAACAAACATAGTGTATTACCTTGAAGGCCACAGGCCAAATTTTTTATAAACTTATTTCTTTTATCTGATTGTACAATATAATCCATCTCTTCTTGATAATTAAAACCACTTGCGTGTTTACATTCTATCGCACCATGTTTTAATATCAATGAGTATATTTTTAAGTCTGCTAATTGTTTCTTTTCTTGTAGTTCAGTTGTAGATACAACTTTATTTACTGCACCAAATAAACCCTCTAATACAAGTTTATGTGTTTTAGAACCATCTAAAGTTCCTGTCATGCCTATCTTATATGGGCATTTTTCTAATTTTGTCAATATTTTTGTTAATGAAACTGCCTTGAATAAATGTGCTTCATCACCTATAATCATACCAACATCTTTAAACCACTTTTTTGGTAAATTATAGATAGATTGCCATGTAGAGATGATTACAGGTTTCGCTGTCTCCTTACCATGACCTTGATATATTCTATGTACATTTCTCTCTGGTGACCAACCATAATCTTTAAAATCTTTAAATAGTTGTTCAACCAGAGATGTAGTCGGAACAATTATTAGTATCTTCTTCTTTTGTTCTTTTAACCGAAGAATGTTAAACCTAACAAGAAGATAAGTAATAAGAGATTTTCCGCTAGCTGTGGGTGAAAGTAATAAACACCTATTCTTTTTAGTTGCATATACAAATGCCTCCTTTTGATAACTTCTAACTGCAAATGGTATCTTTAATGCTTTAATAAATGCGTCAACCTTACTATCATCAACTTTTGTATCTTGTATTTTAGTACCGTCAACAACTTGTACATTATTATCTTCACACCATTTTAATATATATGGGTACAATCCGACATAAATTTGACCAGTTTGATATGAAAATAATCTTATCTTTCCGTCCCATACACGATTTCTAAATTGAGGCATAAACTTAAAACCAGGCACTTCAAAAGTAAAAAACTGGCCTAGTTCTCTTCTTATATCTTCGTCTGCCTCTATTTTTAAATAGACATCATCTTTTTTATCTATGATTAAGTATCTGGTGTTTGTCATTTAAAACTCTGCTGATTGGTATTCTTCAGATGAACCAACTTTACCTTTTAACATTACATTAAAGGCAATGCTAATTCTATTATACTTTGTTTCATTTGTAGGAACATAATGTTGTAACCATGATGGAAACAATATCATTCTATTTGTCATTGAATCATATTTAATTACATTAGCATTATCTACAAATTGTTTTGTTACATCTGGTTGTATAACACCTGCTTGTGGTCTAGGGTCTGTAAACATAATACCAGATGTTTGTTCGGCCTCTACATAAAAAACACCACTTAAAATATTATTAGAGTGTGTGTGAGGTCTATGTGTTTCGCCTGGTTTTAAAACATTTGACCACATATCAGTAATATTGAAACCGCTATACTCAAAATGTAAACTATCAAAAACTTTTTTAGTATTCTCTACAACCTTATGTGTAAGTTTATCATATAATACATTTCTATGTAGATTGGCTTTACTTTGCCAATTTTTTGTAGTTTGATTGTATGACGAAGTAATATCTTTTCTTATTTGTAATAAACTATTATTATCTATTACATTGTCAAAAAGATAAACATGTGTTGAAAATAACTTATCGTGTTTCACTAGATAGCACCACTAGTAAACTTACGCCAATCAATTGCATTTTTTATTGTGAAAGTTCTATTAGTGATTTGTCTAATTGTTCTATCTAAAAAATCAACACAAGCATTTAAGTAATCTACTTTTTGTTTTGCCTTTATATACTCTTCATTTGATTGTATATATTGGTCAACATCTTGTCTTAATAATTTAAAGTTAAATGGTTTTTGTGCATATACAGAAGCGTCTGCTTTACCTGTATAATATTCCCAAAGATTTCTTTTAGTATCGGCTAAATCTCCTTCGGCACGACTTAACATTAACTTAAACTTTGTTAAGTGTTTCATATATTTGTTGTGTAATTGAGGTGTTTTAAGTGATTCTAAATCAAGTTCAGTATCGTTGATTTTTAAATCAGTATCAGCTTGTTGCTGTAGTTTTTCTAAATCCATAATAAAGATATCCTATCATAATTATATAAAATTGTAAAGCTTTAGGTGACGGTATTTGTTGTCCTACTTGCACCTTTTGTAGCAAACTCATATAGTTTATATTTAAAACCTACCGTTGCCGATAAG